ATAGAGGCATCTAATCTATTTTTTTGTTGAGTGCCATCCAGACCGCTAAAAAACTTATTATATAATGATTGATCCTCTATTTTATATTTGTTAGTTTTTGAATCAAAAGAATATATTGAAGTTTCTCCTGCGTCAGTCTTCTGCTTTACGTCATAATTCCCATTATCTTTATCTGACTTAATACGCACGGTTCCACTAGAAATTCTCCCATCTTCTTCTTTTGTAAAGAGATTGGGGAAGTCTTCTTCCAGATATCTGTTCGCGGAACGTGCCATTTATACTTTTATTGTTATTTATCAAGTATAATCAAATTGTTGATAGGGAATTGATCTCATGTCATTTAATTCCATAGGATATACGAGATGTAAATCATTATTGCCAACCTCATCCCAAGTATAATTCCTATAATCTCCCCAGTGATAATTGATTCCTTTGAATCCCCATTCAAATACACCAACACAAGCAATCAATGGGAACTGATCATATTTTATTCTAGGTGTCTTAGGTCTATAGATGAATGTATAATATCTTCCAACTTGTGGTAATAATTCTGTAGTTTCTAGGATACCCATCAACATGAGGAACATATCGTCAGGTTGTCCTTCTGCGATCACATCATCTACGAGGTTTTCTACTCGGTTTGTGTCGCTTATTAGATAATCCTCTTGTTCCATAAGGTTTGATACCCAGTTCGTCCTCGGTGATGATCTTGAACTCTACACCATTATCTTTACAAAACTCCTCTGCTGCTTTCCACTTTGCCTGGTTGATAGCATAGGTGACGGACTCATAAACATATGATTTAGTGACACGTTCACTTTTCTTTGGTGGTTGTGTCTGCTTTTTGGGTTTCACTTCAACCACATACTTCTTAATTCTACCACCAGACTCTTTCACTTCAATCAGATAGTCTGGATAGTAACGGTGAACTCTATTATCTTTAGGAGAAACATATGGTATGCTAAACTCTTCAGATGCCCACTTTAATATGTTGGGATTATTATCACACCAGGCACAGAAACGTCTCTCCCAAGAACTCCTACAAATAATATTGTTTGAGTTCCCTTGATACTTTTCAGGGTTGGACGGTTTATAAATTGACTTTATAGATTCCGCCATATATAGTATAACTAATCACGCCTATTTATAGATGGCTGGGACAAGACCCAATGTCCAGAGAACCTCTGATCTTGTATCAAAGATAGGTCATCTGGCGCAGACGAATGTATATCAAGTCAAGGTTCAAGCACCTGGTCCTGTCTTGGGTTTTATTTCTATCCAAACGGGTATTAAATATAACGAAAATATTGAACTATTATGTCATTCTGCTTCTCTACCCGGTAGTTCTTTTGCTACGCATGAGAATACACAGGACTTCTATGGAACTAGAACTAGGTATGCCTATAAGAGACAGCATGATGAAGCACTGACACTTGAGTTTTATGTTGATAAGAATTATAATATATTCTCATACTTTGATGAATGGCAAAACTATATCACTGGACAGGGGTCAGTCTACAATAAGTCATCATATTATAATTCTAACCAAGTTCATAGAGCAAACTATCCTAAAGGTTCTACAGGGTATATGACACCCATCTATGTGACAAAGTTTGAGAAAGATATTCAAGACCAGGCTATGGAGTTTTGTTTCATTGATGCCTTTCCATATCAAATCAATTCTACACCAATCTCTTATGGACCTGCTGATGTCCTTAAGATGACTGTTCAATTCTATTACACTAGATATGTAAAGCGTAATTTAGTGGGTCAATCAAGTCAGTCAAGAACTAAATCCAGCAATAAGCAAACAAAATCATCCAATCCTGCTGACTATTTGAGTAAATCTAATGCCGCAGCAGCTGCTAGTTTAGCAGCAGAAGCAAACGGTAATCCTTTCGCAAGAGATACAGCAGATCGTTTTGGTGACTTCTTTATCAATAGAGATCTAGGACCAGGAGCGAACGATAACTCTGGATCATTATCTGGATTTGCTTAATAAATAAACCGACTGAAGTTATTATAGGTTGTTATGCCATTACCAACGATTGCTACACCAACATATGAGTTGGTATTACCTTCAACTCAACAAAAGATTAAGTTTAGACCTTTTCTAGTTAAGGAAGAGAAATTACTTGTTCTTGCTCTTGAGACAGAGGATTCAAATCAGATTACCCAAGCAATCACTGGAGTAATTAGGAGTTGTATTCTTACGAAGAGTGTGAAGGTGGAAGAACTTCCTACCTTTGACATTGAATATTTGTTCTTGAATATTCGCGGTAAGTCTGTGGGTGAGGATGTAGAAGTTAATATCATCTGCCCTGATGATGGAGAGACAGAGGTTCCCGTCAAGATTGCCCTTGATCAGATTGAAGTTCAATTTGATAAGGAACATACAACCAAAGTAAAGATTGATGATAATCTTATGATGGAGATGAAATATCCATCACTAGATCAGTTTATTAAAAACAACTTTGATTTTAATAATAATAACTCAATGGAACAGTCTTTTGAGATTATCGGAAGTTGTATTGATAAAATCTATAGTGAGGAAGAAGTCTGGGCAGTGGATGACTTTAGTAAGAAGGAGGTTGAAGAGTTCCTTGAGCAAATGAATTCATCTCAATTCAAAGAGGTTGAGAAGTTTTTCAATACAATGCCTAAACTATCTCACGAAATTAAAGTAAAGAATCCTAAGACAAAGAAGTCTAACACTGTCGTATTGGAGGGTTTATCCAGTTTTTTCGCGTAGGGATGGTTCATATGGATCTGGAGGGATATTATAAATTAAATTTCTCCTTGATGCAGTACCATAAATATTCATTAACTGAGATTGAGAACATGATTCCTTGGGAACGAGACATCTATGTTCAACTGCTTAAGAATCATCTAGATGAAGAAAACGAAAAGGCAAAGGCAAGAGCGAATGGATGAAATTCCAGAGGGTTTAGAAGATCTACTTAACAGTATCAGGGGCGGAGCAAAGCCTCAACAATCCTCTGCGCTTGCTGTTATTCCTAATGCGGTAAAGCAAGAAACAGAATTAGTAGATGACGAGATTGATGAAAGAATCCTCGCTCTGCTTGGTCTCGAAAATATAAACGATATTGATTACGCTACCTATAAGACTCTTCTCCGAGAGAAGATGATGGAAGGTAGGATGTCTGGCACAGAAATGCCAACCGAAGAGACTGAACTTTTAACGAATGAGTTCAGGAGAGTTAAGTCAGCGTCAGGTAGATTTAAGGTAAAGAAGAAGAAAATAAACACAGGATCATTCTTTGAGACTGCTCAACGAAAAGCACAGACTGCTCCACAACAGGAGGCACCACCTCCCGGTGCTCTTGCTAGAACACCAATGTTTGAGCAGCAGAGTCCTCAAATAGTTGATGATCTAGAAGAACAACAAGAGAAAGATGATAAGTCAGATCAGTTCATCAGGAATGTTCTTGCTCCAAGTCTGAATAAGATTGAGGAGAATCTAGAAAGTATTCTTGGGACTGTTACGAAACAGTTTAAGTTTGATAAGAAAGAGAGTGAGAAGGCAGCAGATGCCGCGCAAACTACAAAAAAGAAAACAAGAGAAAAAGAAAGGGAAGCAAAGGTAAAGGGTGGTGTAAAGGATGTTGCCAGTAAGGTAGTCAAACCTGTCAAGGGTTTATTTGATATGATCCTTGATTTCTTCAAGAACATTCTTCTTGGTGGAGCATTGTTGTGGTTAGTTAACTTCTTACAGAACCCTGCTAAAGCAATTCAACCATTCATTGATGTCCTTGATAATATTATCAAGTTTGTTAATAGTGTAATCAAAACAATTTTTGATTTTATATTCGCACCGATTAATGCCGCAATAAGTTCTATATGGGATGGACTAGGTGGTCTTGAAGACACTTTAAATAATTTACTGTCAATGATACCTAGGTTACCTGGATCGGATCCATTTGAACCGCTTGATAATATCAACGAAGAAAACAAACCAAAGTTTGAAGCACCACAGTTTAGAACTGATGAGGAAGGAAATTATATACCACTTGAGAATCCATTTGGAGATCCAGAAGCAAATCAACCACTAGTCGCTCCTGCTACTACTGAAACACCTGTTCAAGGACAGACACAGGGTGGTACGGTTCTCAATGTAAGTGATATAGCATTCACTCAAGGTGGTCCAATTAAGGAAGACTCTGGTGTAAATATTACAGGGATGGGGAAGGACACGCAATTGATTGCTGCTCAACCAGGCGAAGTAATGATGAGTAGACCTGCTGTCCAGATGATTGGGGCAGAGAATTTACTTGCTGCGAATGCGGCTGCTGGAAGTAGTAACAAACCCAAGATGGGATCCATTATGGGATTACAAAATGGGGGAATGGTGTTTGATCCTAAAGATCCATTAGGATCGTTCCAAAGAATGAATCAGGAATTTTCAAAACCTCTTCCTGGAACTCAACCACCTGTGATGTTCCCAGGAGCAAGTCCTTTGTTCCAGTCACCTGCGACACAGATGTTCCAACCACAGTCACCGGTTATTCCATCAGGACCTAAAAGAATATCAGGTGCTAACTATGATGTAATATTACCACTAGATCATACGAAGAAACCTGGCACTATACCTGATACTCCTGGTGGTAATACTTTTACTAACTCAAATGCCACTGGTGCTGATGGTAGAGAACGAGAGCATCAAGATAAGGCAGCAGCATTGGTTGGTAAAAAATTAACTGACATGGGATTGAGAGTTAAAATTATGACTCCCGAAGAGTATCCAAGTTATCAAGATTATGATAAGGCATTGGCTACCTTTGCCTCAAAGGGAATAAAGATTGTTCCACTTCACTTTGATGCTATCAGAGGTGCTGGTGGGGTTGGATTCTTAACTAGAACCAAGGCGGGGGATGCCGGAGACGCACGTTTAGCAGGTCCTATTCAACAAGCACTGTCAGAATTCCAGTCTGCTAATCCAGAACTAGGTAATATCTCATCTGATACTATGGGCAATGCCACTATTAATAGAGCGGCAAAAACAGATGCTGCTCTGGTGGAACTTGGTGTGATGGTAGATTGGGAAAATAGATATGGACCAGACTTCACACAATCTGCCAAGTTTGATCAGTTAGCAACATCAGTATCCAAAGCAATTTTTAAAGGTGGTGGATTTGGGACACCACCTGTCTCTGGCACCGTTCAAACTACTCCTCTTGTTTCTCCCACGGAACAATCAACAACGATGAGTTCTTCTCCTCAAGGACTTCAAGCACCAGCGATGAGAGTATCTCCTACAACTGGTCTATTGATTCCTCCTGGACCACCAAGACAGAGACAAACTAATGTTATTATGGCAGGTGTTGGTGGACAGCAACAACCCAATAGTGGTCCTACAAGTGCTGCTATGGCAAGTCAAAAGAGACTTCCAGCAATCTCTCCGATTGACGGTGGGAACAATGAAATGATCGTTATCAAATCAATCTATAACATCGTAGGATAAGATGGCAGTACCTCTTCTAGTTGGACTGACAAAGGCACTTGTAACACAAGCACCTAAACTTGCTGCTAAACAACTTGGTAAGAAAGCGGTGAAGAATGCTGCTAAAGATTTTGTTAAAGGTAAAGTCAAAGATAAACTCAAAAGTAAAAGAGAACAAGATAAGAAAAAGAAAGAAGGAGCATTAGTTAAGACCGAGGGTGGTCTTACAAAATACTCTATGGGGTTTGATTCTCCATCAAAAATATCACCACAGAAATTAATACCTCAAGGTGTTGACCTTGATGCTAGTGCTCAAACTGTATCTGCTAAAGGAAAAATTAGTTATGATAAGATTCAACAGCAACTTGATAATATAGAGGGTGTAACCTCTGCTCTGAATAAAGCATTCAAGCAACAACTTGATGCCAAGAAAGATACTGCTGCGAAAGCAAAGAAGGCTGCTCAAACTTTAAGAAAGAAACAAAGAGAAGAAGATAGAGAAGGTAAGAAGAAAGTAGATACATCTTCTGGTTCTCTCTTGCCGAAGGGTGATCCCTTTAACATTTTTAATTTCTTAAAGAATATACTACTTGGTGGTCTTGTTCTTTTCTTACTTAAGCAAGGACCAAAGATAGCAAAACTTTTTGGATTCTTAAAGGATAATCTTTACGCTGTCTTCCTTGGTATAAAGTATGGATTTAAAGCATTCAAGAGTGGGTTTAAAGCATTAGGTAAGTTACTACGGGGAACTGTAAAGGCGGGATTCAAGATTGTTGGTGCTCCATTCAAACTAGCAGGCAGAGTAATCAAGACTTTGTTTGGCAAGATCGGCAAGGGTATCACGGCTTTTGGTAAGTTTGCTATCAAGAGATTCAAGGATCTACTTGGTATAAAACCACCAAAACCTCCTAACAATAAACCTGGTAGTGGTAAGACAACACTGACTGGTAGTGGTGCCACTACTGGTGCTCAATTGAGAGGACAACGTTCCACAGCAGGTTACAGAAGTCCTGGTCGTTACAGAATGCCGGGACAGGCATTAGCAGGTGGGACATTCCAATCACAAATAGCAAGGAGAAGTGCCCCCACACCAAGAGCAACTGTAAGACCTGGATCTTTTGCTGCTAAAACTAGACAATTTGGTGCGAGTCTTCAAACAGGCACCGCTAATGTTCCATTGTCTCCTGGTGTTCAAAGAGGATTATCTAGAACAGCAGGAAGGACACAGAGGGCATCTGGTGCGACAAATAAATTCCTTAAAACGTTGTTTGGCATTACTAATCCAGCACAAGTTCAGTCTTTGAGGAATGCGAGTCCTGCTTTAAAGAAAGGAACTTCCTTCTTAAAAGGAGCAAGGATACCTGTCGTAGGACCGACAATTGTCTTTATTATGAATGCTCTTGACCCTGATATATCAGTTGGTAAGGCAGCATTTAAAGCAGTTGGTGCTGGTCTCGGTGAATTCCTAGGACTCCTCACACCAATTCCTGGTATAGGACAAATCCTTGGACCTATTCTTGGTGGTCTCGCTGGTGAGGTTCTTGGTGGTGCTGCTTATGAACTTGTCGTTAATAAGAATCCAAAGGCAGCAGGTCAGGAAATAATTGATGCTTTTATGACTGCTCTTGAAGTGGGTACTATGGCAGTGAATTGGTTGAAGGGAGCAGGAGAAAGATTCTATGAGGCAATGCCCAAGATTAAGATTCCCGACCTACCCGGTTGGGCTAAACGTGTTGATTTTACTGGTCTCCTTCAAGCACTTCCCTTCTGGGGTCAAGAAGTTATTGAACCTAATCTTGGTAAGATCTTATGGGCCATACCTGGCGCAATGAAGAGTGCTGTCTTCGGAACAAAGAAAGAAAAGGGTGAAGTACAAGAACTTGAACTACCAAGTGAGAGCGATATAGACACGTCAGCAAGCAAACCTTATTTTAAGGCAGCGGGTGGATATTATTCCAAGGAGACCCGAGGATATCTGGGTGCCACAGAAGCAGAGGCAAGGCAAAAGTTAGGATTGACATCCGCTACTTTACCATCTTCCCCATCTCAGCAGCAAGCATTTAAACAGGTATATGATATAGCGGCGAGAGTTGGTGGAGCAAACTTCCCCGAAATCGTTGCCGCTCAAGCAATGCATGAGACAGGTTATCTTGCTAATCCTGACAG